AGATGCTAAAATTGATACGATGGTAGAAGAGGGGGATTTGTAATGGTACAATCTGGAGAAGTAATTGCTATTAATTTAACTGATGATGATTTTTCAACAACTTATGCTATAAAGGTAAGATTAACACCTAATAATCAAGTAGCTATAGCATATGCACTCAATACTAATATTAAAAGAGTACCATTAATCGGTGAATCCGTTATTATTGTACCAGCAACATTAGCAGAAGGGAATAGTACAAAAACGGTATCTAGATTATATTATATTGATGTAATATCAATTCAACAAAATATTCATCATAACGCATTACCAGCTGTGGCTGGAGCTCCCTTAACCCAAACAGTAGCTGATTACAGTTCAACATCAGCTGGGAATCCAAATTCAGAGGGTGGTGATTCTTCAGTAGATTTAGGTGATGGGTTTGTAGAACGAACTGATGTAGGTTCATTACAACCATTCTTAGGTGATTTACTTATAGAAGGTAGGTTTGGGCACTCTCTTAGATTTGGGTACTCTCCTGAAGGAGCTGATACAACAGAAGACCCATCTTGGAATTCATCAACACCCGAAGACCCAATAACGATATTATCAAATGGAAGAAAGTCAGCTGGTTCTTATAATAAATTTATTATAGAAAATGTGGATGAAGATTTATCATCTATATGGTTAACCTCATCTCAAAAAGTTAAACTCAAAACATCTCAAAAAAATATAGGAACTGGGTTAACTCCACAATCTGATTTTGATAAACCATCTACCATAGTTAATTCAGATAGAATTATTCTTAATTCAAAATCTGATTACATTATACTTAGTGGAGCTAAATCCGTAAATATAGCAACACCCGCATGGGCAATGGATATGGATAAGATGTTTACACTATTAGAATCATTAGTTCAACAGGTAGCAGATTTAACCGCTGGGACTGCAACATTTGCAACTGGAGTCGGACCTACTGGCCCTGCAACAAACGTAGCAGATGTTCAAAAATTATTAACCGATTTAAAATTAATGGCTCAATAAATGCCTGTATTATTCCCATCATTTCAATCAACGGTAGCACCTTACTTAGACGCACCAATCGAAAAAACAGAAGCAGATACTGCTAAGATTATTGCAGATGCATATGGGGTATCGGTTGCTAGTGGAATGATTACATTAATACCAGGTTCAGCAATCATATCAGCACCTCCGACTAAACCAATTGAAGATGCAATATTGGATACCTTCAATCAGATAAAAGATTCCGAAGGCCCACCAACCCCACCTATGTTTTTAAAATGGGCAACTGAGACTGTAAAGTATTGGGCAGGGGTTACATGGACACCCTTACCACCACCACCAGGATATGTATCACCAACCTCTGGCGTTACGGTTCTAACAGGTGGAACTCCATCTCCATTAGATGTGGGATTATGGACAGCATTTAACAATCCACCAGCACCAACCCCAATGGGTAGTATTATATGTGGTAAGTTAATATCAGCATTCACAACACATCTATTAACTGTAAATGGATTATATAATGGATTAATCCCAGCAGCACCATCACCAATACCAGGCCCACCATTTCCTTGGGTTGGGGTATCATAAAACAAAAGACTTTAATATTTATATACAAACAGAAACACAATGAAAGCAAAAGACTTAGCAACACTATTAGAATTGATTGTACGAAAGGTAGTTAAAGAGGAACTTAAACCAATTTTAAAAGAGGTTAGAAATAGTTCTAAACCAATTATCAAAGAAGTACACAAACCTAAACAGAGAGACCCGCTGGACATTTCTCATGTATTGGAAGAATCTAGGGCAAATACCCCAAAAGCTAAACCAATCCAAGAGTTTACAAAAAACCCAACTTTAAATTCTATATTAAATGAAACCGCCAATGATGGTGAGTGGAGAAATATGGATGGTCAATTCGGAGCAAACCAAGCACAAGGATTTAACAGAGCCGGAATGGCAGATGCACTTGGGTATGGAAATGGCCAATCGAATATGATACCAACTACTGATATAGATGGAAAGCCGGTTGATACTAACAATGAGCAAGTAGCAGCAGTAGGAGCAGCATTAACTAAAGATTATTCAGCATTAATGAAAACCATTAACGCTAAAAAAGGAAAGTAATAAATGGCTCAAAGAAAAGAAAACTTTTACAACCCACTAGATTTTGAAAAAGATGTAGCAATTGGCATAACATTACCATTTGGTAAGAACAATGGATTATTTTCTTTAAGTTATACAACTGAAGAGCAGGCGATATCTAATTTAAAGAATTTATTATTAACCAGAAAGGGTGAACGATTATTTCAACCTGAGTTTGGTTCAGATGTATATTCTCTTATGTTTGAACAGATGGATGGGGATTTAAGTACTGCCTTAGATGAACAAATACGTGAAGATATTGGGTTTTGGTTACCATATATAGTAATTGATAAACTTACAGTAACCCCTGATTTTGATAGAAATTATGTAAACATATCATTAGATTTCAAAGTTACAGAACAAGGGGCTAATCAACAGATAACGATATTTGTAGATTCGGCTGGAACAACTACAATAGAATAAGGGTTATAGATGGCAAAGACAAATAAAACAGATTTAGTAAGAAAAGATGTTTCCTTAGTTGGAAAGGATTTTGGTCAATTACGAAAAAACTTAATTGAGTTTTCTAAAAACTATTTCCCAAATACATTTAATGATTTTAACGAATCATCTCCTGGTATGATGTTCATTGAGATGGCATCGTATGTTGGTGATGTTCTATCATTTTATACAGACACTCAACTAAGAGAATCGTTACTTATAAATGCAGAAGAGAAAGCAAACCTATTTAATCTAGCCGCAACTTATGGATATAAGCCTAAAAATATAGTACCATCAGTAGTAACATTGGATGTGTTTCAATTAGTACCATCCAAAGGTTCAGGTGATACTGTACGACCTGATTACGATTATGGGTTAAAGGTTGCTAGAAATATGAGTGTTGGTTCTGATGAATTTCAAGATGTTGAATTTAGAACAACAACTGATATTGACTTTCAATTTTCATCATCGTTTAATCCAACAGAAGTTTCGGTATATAGCATTAATGAAAGTACAAATGAACCAATATACTATTTACTTAAAAAACAAGTAAAAGCTACAAGTGGTACTGTAAAGACACAAACATTCACATTTGGTTCAGCTAAGATTTATGATAAGATACGGATAACTGATTCAAACATAATAAAAATAAAATCTATAACAGATGAGGATAATGATATATGGACAGAAGTTCCATTCTTAGCACAAGATACTGTATTTGAACAAATTGAAAATAATCAAGACAATACATTAGATTTCTCACAGCATGCAGGTGAGACTCCATATTTGTTACAACTGAATAGAGTTCCTAAAAGATTCATTACTAAATTTGAAGATGAAAGTAATTTAACAATTCAGTTTGGAGCAGGTATATCATCAAACGCTGATGAAGAAATAATCCCTAATCCAGATAATGTTGGTGCAGCGCTATACACCGCTAACGCATCATTAGACCAAGGTATCGACCCATCAAACTTCTTATATACAAAAACATACGGAGTAGCACCATCCAATACAACCCTTACAGTTGAATATTTTGTTGGTAACGGAATTAAAGATAATGTACCTGCTAAAGATTTGATTAACATAACTGGTAGAGTATTTGAAAATGATAATACATTAAATTTAAATCAAGACACTTTACGATTCGTCACAAAATTCATTAGCAGTTACAAATCCAACTCCTGCAGTTGGTGGTAGGAGTAAAGAAACTGATGATGAGATTCGTAACAATGCAATGGCATACTTTGCAGCTCAAAATAGAACTGTAAGTAGAGAAGATTACATTATGAGATGTTACGCATTACCACCACAATTTGGTTCGGTAGCAAAAGCATACATACTACAAGATTATCAAATAGAAAACAAAAAGGTAGATGGTAGTGTAGTATCAACGGAGATTCCAAACCCATTAGCATTAAATTTATATACATTGGGTTATGATAATAAGAAAAAGTTAACTCAATTAAACAACGCAACTAAAACTAATCTTAAAACATATATTTCATATTATAGAATGTTAACTGATGCAGTTAATATCAAAGATGCATTTATTGTTAACATAGCAATTCAATTTGATATTATAGTTTTACCAGATGCTAATTCAAATGAAACGTTATTAAGATGTATAGCAGCATTAAAAGATTATTTTAATATTGATAATTGGAGTATAAACCAACCTATAACATTATCTCAAATATATGTATTGTTAGATGGTATTCAAGGAGTTCAAACAGTACCTCGACCAGATGCACAAGGAGTGGGTGGTTTACAAATAACTAATAAATATAATGGTAATTATTCACCTAACAAATATAGCATTAACACTGCTACCAAAATGGGTGTAATTTTTCCACCTAAAGATTCATCAATATTTGAAGTTAAATTTCCTAATTTGGATATAAAAGGTAAAGTGATAACTCAATCATTCTAAGGAGATAAACAATGATATATAGAATATACGGACAAAAGGATTCTACGATATACGAACAGGATGCATTAAGAGCACAGAATGCTGGTGGTGATGAAATATTAGAAGTAACTAAATTTTATGATACTGATACTGATAGTATTCTAATAGGTAACAGTAGAATATTAACACAATTTGATATCTCAACAATATCAGCATCAATATCAGCAGGAACGATATCATCTAATTGTAAATTTTATTTAAACCTCACATCAACTGAACAAGTTGGAGTACAGTCTGAATATCAGTTAGACATATATCCTGTTTCACAAAGTTGGACAGAAGGTAAAGGTCAATTTTATGATTCACCAATTCAAACGGATGGTGTAAGCTGGCAATATAGAAATAGCTCACTATGGGCAACGGGTTCATTTGCAAGTGGAACGACTGGTTCATACATACATAATGATGGTGGTGGTACTTGGTATACCGCATCAGCAAATAACACAGCATACTCACAAACCTTTAACAAATATACTAATGACTTAAAAGTAGAAGTTTCTGAGTATGTTAAAGATTGGATGAGTGGTTCAAGAGATAACAATGGATTTATTGTAAAACGACCATTATTAGAAGAGAGTGGTTCTACCAGATATGGTTCATCTAAATTCTTCTCAAACGAAACACATACTATATATGTACCAACATTAGAAGTTAGATGGGATGATTCAGCATATACTACTGGGTCACTATCATCATTAACAGGCGATGATATTCTGATATACCCAAAGAATTTAATGGCAGAATATAAGGAAAATTCGAAGTCAAGAATAAGAGTAGTGGGTAGGCAGCGATTCCCACAAAGAACTTTCTCAACTTCTTCTCTATATAATGATGTTAAATCTCTTCCTCAAAATACTTATTACCAGGTTAGAGATGTTGAAACCAATTTAGTGTTAGCACCATTCGATACAACTTATACTAAAATTAGTTGTGATTCGACTGGTAACTATTTTGATTTTTGGTTTAATACACTTCAACCTGAACGATTCTATCAGTTTGAATTTAGAGTTGATAGAGATAGTAGACAAGAGTATTTTGATGGTTATGTATTTAAAGTGGTTAGGTAATGGCGAATAGAAAAGTAAAAAGAAATACATCTAAACAAATAATATCATATACGTTAGACCCAGAGGGAACGGATTCGTATGGTACTGTTAAACTTGCAGCATCTAAAACTGTTTATGGTAAAGATGCGTTTAACAAAGTATTATATAGACAACCAACTGAATTAGTAAACGTAGGCCCATCACTTGAACTTACAATTATTAATGAAGAGAAATTGGATTTAAGAAACTTCACAGGATTCAGAGATGAATTCAGCGCTAGATATGAGTTACCTCCAAATGATAAAAAGTATTATTCATATAACCAAAGTTTTGAATCAACCAATGGTGAAAAGCCATATGGTAGTGGTAATTTAGGGTTCAGTAAAGTTGTATTCGGGCCACCACAAGCAACACCAGGTAGATATACTATTACAAAAGAGTTGATAGATAGTGGTAACGATTTAAAGCTAACATACCAAATTCGCTCATTCGATAGAAGAGAACCCACATATCCAAAAATTACTAAGAATGATGTTGCCATAAGGACTCTAGCAATTAGCGAAGGAAAATACAGCATGCAGGACGGTATCAACTTACCTGGCGCTGAAGGCGAGTTTTACTCTGGTATGACTGATGCACAGGCTACCGCCTACTTAGACCGATATGTAGATTTAAGACGAGCTTTTGTAGGTCGCGATAGTAGTATTAAAGGTAATTACACTAATTTACAGATTCAACGGGCAATGAGGCATTTCTATGGATATGGTTCACCACAAAGAGCCTACAACCTATCAACCCCTCTTGAAAATCGGTATATATTGTTGCCTGTTGCTATAGATACTCGATTCCAACGAATCAGAAAATCATCTGCAGAAACTTCGATTAATTCATTTGGGATACGAAACACCGTAACTAATTTTGATGCAGTTGCTGGAAATGATAAACGGCCTCCAAAAAGTAATGGGTTCAATCACGTAAATGGAATCACAATCCTAAACGAAGATATGAAAGAGTTTGATGAGTGGCAGATAGCCGGTGCTTGTGGTACTGGTAACAACGCTGAGGTTGGGTATTATGTAGATAGTAGTTTTTGGGATATTCAATTAATATCTAATTGATATAATAGAAGATAATATGGCAATAGACAGATTTCAAAATAAAGATATATTAACAACCTCAAAGGAGCCTGTAGAAAATACTGCAATATATTCTGCTGCTGATATTGTAAAAATACCTACTTTTACCGAACCTATCTCAGAAGATTTACTAAATAATTCAAAAGTTGAATCACATTTATATTCAGCTGATTCATTAATACAATCTCAACAAACTGATATTGAATACGAACTATCTGAAAAAACAACACCATATAATATATTAATAAAGCCTGAATTAGATGTAAGACTATCAGGGGTAAAAAGTGGTTATTATAGTGTTCTATATAACTTTGTTAACACTTTAACTGGTGAATTAGATATTAATAGGATATCATCCGATTCAACTGAATTAGAATTAACAATTTCTGATAGCGAAACTTTTAGTGATTTATATCAATATGTACAATCAAATTTATCATCAAACTATAACGATGATTTAGTATTAAACTTAGGTAATAACGAACTAATTCCAATTGTAGGGTTTGATTTTAATAACAACCCAAAAGTAGGTGAAATTGTAAAGAATGCACCATATCCAATTGGAACAAATACCAATGATAAAAAAACAACATTTTATCCTTTATATGGTGAAGACGGGCTTTGGGTAGAGGTAACGGATGAATATACAGTTGTTGAAGAAATTCCGATGGAAGACCCATCCACCTCTTCTAATTCGTATGAATATAATGGAAACACCTCAGCCGTTGGTATTAGTAATGTTACAGCAGCTACAACAACTTTTACAAGAACCCTCATTCCACCTAAAGCTACTGGTAGAGCTGCAAAATTCAACATTGTTAATGATAATGGTACACTTTCATACGAGCCCGAATTAGATACAAATGATAATATTATTTATTATACTAACGATGCAACTGATAATGATAGAAAATTTAATGGACCAGAGAATGGTACTGTTATTAACCAAGCCATCAAAAACTTTTCTAAGGTAAGATATTATGATACATCATTAGCTGATACTACTACTTTAAAAAATGTTGTAGTTAAATTATATAAACCTTTAAAAGATACTCAACAGTTACTAAGCCCAACAATAGCACGATTGGTTCACGACTCATATATTGATAGAGTATCAGTTTTCCCATTTAGTAAATCGATTGAAACATCAGATTTCTCACCACCCAACTTTAAGATAGACCTCGGTAACTATGGTAAATCTCAAGGCACTAATTTAAAAAATTGGAATGAGTTATTAGATGCTAATCTATCAACATCTCAACAAATTGTTGATAAGTATCTTAGTTCATCATTTGGTAACACTACACCTAATATAGATTATTCTGATTTTAAAAACTTTGTAAACTACTCATCAGCAGAAGAGCGTGTTCATAATTTTAAATATAAATTAGGATTAATAGAATCATACAATACTAGAATAACAACGTTAGAATCGGTTAGTGGTTCAGCTGCAATAACAAACATATCC